GCACGACAGCGGTTTTTCGCCCCTGTCCTAGTCCGTGGGGAGGAGAACAAGGGCATCCGTATCTGGGGCTTTGGAAAGCTGGCATATCAGCAGCTTCTTGAGCTTGTTCTGAACCCCGAGTATGGGGATATTACAGACGTAGATGAGGGAACCGACTTGGTTATCAAGTACGGTAAGATGGGAGGCGAGTCCTTCCCTAAGACGACAATTACGCCTCGTCGTCGCACTTCGCCCCTTTGCGATGAAGCAGTGGGTGGCTCCGACCGTTGTCGGGAGCTTCTTGACAACATCCCCGACTTTGATGGTCTCTTCGAACGTAAGACGCCACAAGAGGTAGGCAAGATGTTGGACGAGTGGCTTGAGGGTGGTGATCCTGAAGAGTCCAGTTCTGAAACGCAAAAGTACAGTACAGAGAACTCGGATCAGGTGCAGAAGGCTTTTGATGACCTTCTTCAGCAGAGCGCGTAAGACTCCCGCAACATAAAAAGTTGCATAGTGGACCCCGCAGAACAGAGTGGGGGGGCGCGTATTGCTTCGCGGTGAGCGATGCGCCCGAATTCATAGCCGACGCGCAGGTTGGGGCATGGCGTTACAGATGCCCCTTTTAAACAAAAAAGAGGAATATAAATGTTTAATAATGTAACTAGGGACCACCTTGTTGGTGCCGCTTTTGGTGTCCTCGTTCTTGCAGGCGCCTCAATTCTTTCGGGATGTTCTGATACATGTGATGAGGACACGGCTGTTGAGGACACAGCCACGACCACTACCACAGAGACCTCAACTGGGGGAACCACCGTGTCTACCCCTACGGATACGGGTAGTACCGACACTGGAGTCGCCGATACTGGAGCGACTGACACCGGCTCTTCTACGAGCACGGGTAGCTAAGGAGTAAAAAATGAATATCAATAAGTATACCATCGGAGCAACCGTGGGTATCGTCATTGGAATGATTGGTTTCTTTTCATTCTATAGTGGCGATAATGCAAGCAACAACGCTGTGTCCAACGACGAGCCAACGCTTGAAATCGTTGTGACAGCCGATGATGACAAGACGGTCGATAACAACCATGAGCCGCTAAACGCAGCAGAAGTGGTTGAGACTGAGAATGTCGCAGAGTAATAGCGACACCCACAGGGAGGCACAGGGTTATCAGGTGCCTCTAATTTTTTTTAAATGGAGAGAAAATGGCAAGAGCAGCTAAAGCGGGGAAACTGTCTATCAGTAAGATGCGCGATATCATTAATCGTAAAGCGGGGATGTCTGTAGCTCATGACCTCACGAGCGAAAACCCAACTGAAGTAAAGGAGTGGATTCCTACTGGTTCCCGCTGGCTTGACTCTATTATTTGTAAGGGTAAGTTAGCAGGTATCCCTGTGGGCAAGATCACAGAGATTGCAGGCTTAGAAGCAACAGGCAAGAGTTATATGGCTGCTCAGATCGCTGCAAATGCCCAAAAGATGGGCATTGACGTAGTTTATTTTGATTCAGAGTCTGCTATTGATCCATCTTTCTTGGAGAGAACAGGATGCGATCTTCAGAGCTTACTGTATGTGCAGGCTACTTCTGTCGAGTTTGTTCTTGAGACAATTGAAGAACTACTGGGTTCTAATGATAATAGAATGCTTTTTATCTGGGATTCACTGGCACTTACGCCATCAGTTTCAGATGTCGAGGGGGACTTCAATCCTCAATCTTCAATGGCGGTTAAGGCTCGTATTCTAGCAAAGGGAATGTCAAAGCTGACGGTTCCAATCGCTAATAGTCAGTCAACTTTCTTGGTCTTGAACCAGCTAAAGACAAACATTACGCGATCACCTTCCGAGGCGCTTACAACGCCATACATGACTCCCGGTGGTAAGGCTATGATCTACGCTTATTCTTTGAGGGTGTGGCTTACCGGCAGGAAGGCAAAGGCAAGCTTTGTGACAGATGATAAGGGCTTCAGGATTGGCTCGGAGGTAAAGGTAAAGCTAGAAAAGTCTCGCTTTGGAACGCAAGGTCGGCAATGTAACTTCAAGATTCTATGGGGCGATGAGATTGGCGTCCAAGATGAGGAGTCTTGGTTTGAGGCTATCAAGGGCTCTAAGTCGCTTAGTAACGCTGGCTCATGGTATGCTCTTGAGCACGATGATGGAACAGTTGACAAGTTTCAGCCTTCCCGCTGGATGAAAGCACTTGAGAGTGAAAAGTTCAAGAAGCGCGTTTTGGAAATCATGGATAGAGAAGTTATCCAGAAGTTTGATAAACGAGAAGGCGAAGCCAAAGATTTCTACAACACCGAAGAGGAATCAAACGGTGACAATTAACACTTGACAAGCCAATAGAAACGTGATAAATTCTTTTGGTGGAGGATAGAATGACATCTGCTGAGAGAACTAAGCGACTGCTGGTAATTGATGCCCTAAATATGTATTTTAGGGCTTATATCGTAGACCCCTCCTTGTCTACCAATGGACAGCCCATCGGCGGCTTGAAAGGGTTTCTGAAAATTCTTCAGAAGCTTGTTCGAGAGATGAAGCCCGATGAAGTGGTTATCTGTTGGGATGGCGCCGGGGGGTCTCGTCGTAGAAAGACTAAGAATAAGAATTATAAGCAGGGTAGGTCCCCAATCCGGCTCAACCGAGACATTAGAACAATGTCCGAGGCTGAAGAGCAGGAAAACAAAATGTGGCAGCAGCAGAGGCTCATTGAATATCTTAACAATATGCCTATCATTCAGTTAATGCTTGAGGCTGTGGAGGCTGACGATATCATCTCTTATGTTGTTCAAGACAACAAGTATAGAGGTTGGCAGAAGATTATCGTCTCTAGCGATAAGGATTTCTTTCAGCTATGTGATGAGGAGACTATAATCTACCGCCCAATTCAGAAAAAGTTTGTTAACAGAAAGAGCATTCTTGAAGAGTACAAGATTCACCCTACAAATTTTGCTTTGGCTAGAGCCATGGTAGGAGATCGGTCTGATAACCTAGAGGGTATTCGTGGCGTTGGGCTTGCATCCGTAGCAAAGCGTTTCGAGTTTCTTTCGGAAGACAAAGCTTTTTTGGTTGAGGATATCGTAAAGCGTTGCGAGGAAACGGACAGCAAGCTTAAGATTTATAACAATGTAATGGAAAATCGAAATCTAATTGAAGACAACTACAGGCTAATGCAATTATACGCTCCTTCTATATCCCCACAAGGGAAGACAAGGATGCGATACGCACTTGATAACTTTGTTCCAGAATTTAATCAGACAGGCACTAAAACCATGATGATAAAGGATGGTTTCGGAGTGTGGGACTGCACAGATTTGTTTGCGTTTTTTAAGCGGGTGGTATCGAACAAATCTTCTTGACAAGCAAGCAAAGATTTGATAAATTAAACAAAAGGGGGGAAACGAATGTCGGAAAAGGCTGACTTTGGTCGTTTTGGCAAAACATTTCAAGAAAGCCTGTGTCAGCTAATTTTGCTTGACCGTCCTTTCTCGGATCAGATATCTGAAGTTTTAGACTTAAACTTCTTGGAGCTTAAGTATCTGCAAGTGTTTGTGAAGAAGATTTTTGAGTATAGGAAGAAGTACAGTGTTCATCCTACTACCAAGATCATGATCACTATTTTGAGAACGGAACTTGAGGAAGAGAACGAAGCTGTCCAGAAGCAGGTCCGTGACTACTTCAGCCGCATTTATAACACAGAGGTCGAAGGACCCGAGTATGTAAAGGATACATCTCTTGATTTCTGCAGAAAGCAAAAGCTGAAGGAAGCAATGCTTCGTTCTGTTGGGCTGCTCCAGAGTGCTTCATTTGATGAAATCTCTAAGGTGATCAACGACGCCCTTAAGCTTGGTGCTTCCAACGACTACGGCTATGATTACCTTAAGGACTTTGAAAAGCGCTTTGAGTTTAAGGCACGAGATCCTATCTCGACAGGCTGGCAAGAAGTAGATTCAATTTGTAAAAGCGGTCTTGGAAAGGGTGAGTTGGGGGTCGTAATTGCTCCCACTGGTGCGGGCAAGTCAATGGTCCTTGTTCACCTCGGTGCGCAGGCAATCAAGGCAGGTAAAACTGTAGTTCACTACACGTTAGAACTTTCTGATACGGTAATTGGTACAAGATATGATAGTTGCATTACTGGTGTTCCTTTGGGAGACGTTTTTTCGTTCAAAGAGATGATTTATGAGAAGGTGACAGACTTGGAGGGCTCCCTTATCGTTAAGGAGTACCCGACAAAGTCAGCTTCTACAAACTCTATTAAATCACACTTGGAAAAGCTCCGAAATCGCGGTGTTGAGCCTGATATGATCATTGTTGATTACGCTGATTTATTAAGACCAATTTCTGGCTTAAGAGAGAAAAGACATGAGTTGGAAACTATTTACGAAGAGCTAAGAGGAATCGCGCAGGAGGCTGAATGTCCAATATGGACAGCATCACAGACAAACCGTAGTGGCTTAAACGCCGAAGTCATCACGATGGAATCCATCTCCGAAGCGTTCAACAAGTGCTTTGTTGCAGATTTCATCTTTTCTGTCTCTAGAACTGCCGATGATAAGGTAGCCAACACTGGGCGTATGTTCATAGCTAAAAACAGGAACGGACCTGACGGGATTATTTACCCGATGATCATGGATACAAGTAACGTAAAAATCAAGGTATTACAGCAAATATCCAGAGAAGAAGTCGAGCTAAATATGAAGACGCAGGCAGAGCAACTGAAAGATAAATACAAAAAGTTTAAGAAGAAAGGAACAAAGTAAAATGGAATTATCAGCGAAGATTTTGTCAGACATCACCGTGCATATGAAGTACGCCAAGTACAGAGACGATCTTTATCGTCGTGAGACTTTCAAAGAGATTGTTGATCGAAATAAGGCGATGCACATCAAGAAGTACCCTCATCTTGCCGATGAGATCGAGGAGGCATATGAATATGTTTATGCCAAAGAGGTACTACCCTCTATGCGCTCAATGCAGTTTGGCGGAAAGCCTATTGAGGTTGCTCCAAACCGTGTTTTCAACTGTGCTTACATGCCTATTGATGATCCTCGTGCCTTTGCAGAGGCTATGTTCCTTCTTCTCGGAGGCACAGGTGTCGGATACTCTGTTCAGAGGCACCATGTAGAGAAGCTGCCCGAAATCTGTCGTCCAAACCTAAACAGAACCCGCCGCTACCTCATTGGAGACTCTATTGAGGGCTGGGCAGACGCCGTAAAGATGCTTATTCTTTCTTACTTTAACGGCACATCTAAGATCCGTTTCGATTTCTCGGACATTAGACCCAAGGGCAGTAGATTAGTAACATCGGGCGGGAAGGCACCGGGACCGCAGCCTCTAAAGGAATGTCTTGTTAAGGTTGAGGGCATTCTAGACACTAAGCAAAATGGTGAGAAGCTGAGCCCTATTGAGGTTCATGATATTGTTTGCCATGTTGCCGATGCCGTTCTTGCTGGTGGCATACGCCGTGCTGCCCTTATCTCCCTGTTCAGCGCAGACGACGACGAAATGATTGCTGCAAAGTCAGGTAACTGGTGGGAAATCAACCCACAGCGTGGACGTGCGAACAACTCGGTTGTTCTGATGAGGCACAAGGTCACAAAAGAGTTCTTTATGGATCTTTGGAGTCGTGTAAAGGCTTCTGGTGCTGGAGAGCCGGGTTTCTATTTCACTTACGACAAGGATTGGGGAACCAACCCATGCTGTGAGATTGCCCTCCGACCTTACCAGTTCTGTAATCTGACCGAGGTGAACGTCTCAAATGTAGAGAATCAAGAGGACTATGAAGC